GCAATGTGCACAAGTCGCAAAAACGCTTTCAGAATAAAGAGAGGTAAAGTCGTGAAGCAGTACACACGACAAGGTGAGTTCATAAAAGAATACAGAAGCGCATCCGATGCAGCAGAAGAGACTGGAATATGCCGTGCAACGATTTTGATGAATTGCAACGGACAAGCGAAAACGGCATGTGGTTATGTGTGGACGCATTAATCTTCCGCAAGATGTTTATAGACCAAAGCAACAAATCGCCGCAGTTAAGTTTGTTCTGATATGGCTACTTTTAAACGGCGGTATAGGAAGGCGTTCTTTGACATACTGAAATTACAACAAAAAAAATAAAAATAAATATAAAAACAAGCACGCAAATTATCAATCGTGATAATTTTTGCGTACCTTTGCACCATACAAGAGCCACGGCGCACTATTATGGTAATAGAATACGAAGAGGAGAGTCTGCGAGCGTTTATCCTTACAGGCAGGAGCAAAGACAAATACCTTAAAAGCCTCGGACGGAGCAAGACGTTCATGCGAGACCTTAGCAAAGTCATGAACATCTTTAGGAACATTGACAATGTGGAGAGGCTGATGGCCTTCGGAAGTCTTCACTACGAAAGGCTGAGAGGTGACAGGCACGGTCAGAGCAGCGTGAGGATAGGCTACAACTCCCCTTACCGCTTGGTGTTCACGGAACATGACGGCGGTGTGAGAATATTAATAATTGAAATAAGCAATCACTATGGCGACAAGTAGAGACAACAATCTCGTGCCTTTCATGGCCACGCATCCGCTTGAGGTGGTGGAGGACGAGATAAAGGCAAGGGGCATATCCAAAAAGGAGTTTGCCGCACGAATAGGAATGAAGCCGTCCAACCTAAGCAGGATGTTACGCATGAAGCAGGAAATCACGGCCTCGTTCGCCGAAAAGTTAGAGGATGTATTGGGTATAGATGCGTCCTTTTGGTTGAGAATGCAATCTTCCTATATCAAGGATGTCAAGGCTATAGAAAAGCGCGATGCCGCTGAACAGTCTGCGTACAATATAGAGTATATGCTTTCTTTGGTTCTGAATATGAAAGAGCTGTATTCAAGACTGAAGATTAACAGCTCCTTGTTCATACAAGATAAGTTGGCTCGTCTTGAGGAGCTTTTTGGCGACACTCCTGCGAATATACCTGCATACATTGCCCTGCATCGTGGAGAATACAAGAGAAGCGACAAGGCGGAAGCCGCAGAAAAGGATATGAACACATGGGTGGCAATCGCATACATATCAGCTAAAAACAAACGTCCGTCATCTCCATTCGCAACAGGTAACGCAAGGAAAGCGGCAAGGGAAATTGCCGACAGTGTTCATTGTGGTTTGGCGACAGAAGCAACAATAAGCGGAGTCCTTGACAAGTATGGCATATCCTATTCGGTTGTGGAAAAGTTGGAAAAGACTCCTGTTGACGGATATTCCGCATGGATTGGTGATTACCCTGCTATAGTCACCACCCACAGATATAATGACATGAGCAAGCTCGTTTTCAATATCTTACATGAATTAGGACATATAGAGTTGCACATGGGCGATGGAACGAGAAAGTCATTCGTGGCTGACGATAGCATCTATTCATGTGAAGATGTCAAGGAAAGAGAGGCCAACTCATTCGCAGAAAATATGCTGATTGACAGTGTAACATGGAAAAAAATGATGAGTTCGGCACAAGTCAAGGGGCTGTGGAGCGTGAACATCGCACACGAGTTGAAGAAAGTGGCTCAAGATAATCATCTTGATTTTGGCATAGTGTCATGGAGATATATGCACGAAACGAACATCTACGCTATTAGAGGGTTTAAACGCATCCCTATACATTAGGGAAATGCAAAGGATTTTTATCTACTTAAAGATATGAGCGAGACGGAGAAATTAGAGTAGGCTATATCATAGCATTAGAACACAATATTTTTGAGCGGTAATTCCAGTGTCGGAGTTGCCGCTTTTCTTGTGCCAAAATTGATTGACAACCAACAGCTTAAAAATATGGATAAAAAGACAGAAAAATTGTTCAAGGACTACGAGAACGCCTGTACGGCCATCGCCGAGGCGTTCCTCAACAAGCAGTTCGGAGAGGAGGGCGAGCCGCCCATCACCGTTGACGATTTCAATTATTGGTGGATAGACGTGGGAGGCGCGTTGTCCTGTGGGGGAGAACAATGTTACAGCTTCTCCGACATCCTCACCGACCTCAAAGAGGACGCTCCCAAAGGCGAGATTGACAAGTACAACGAGTGGGTGTTGCGCTGCACGGAGCTTGGCATAGAGCCGAAGTGCAACTACCGCTCGTGGCTTCACGGTGCGCCCCACATAACGGACGAGGCACTTGACCGCTTGGAGAAGATGAAGCGGGAGCTTGAGGAGGCAATCAAGGAGACGAACGGCGAAGAGTGACGCGCACGCCTTGCAGCGGATATGCGTAAGTAGAAACAAGTGCGCGAACGTGCCAAAATTAAAGTGCGCGAAACACAGCATCCATCATCCGCTGGCGTATTTTTGCGTATAATCGCGGGGTGGAGCAGTCGGTCAGCTCGCCGCTTTGACTTGGCGGAAGTCGCAGGTTCAAATCCTGTCCCCGCAACTTTTATGGCCTTGCCCTTTGCTTTCTATGTAACTTTCCATACATTTGCGGGGCAAACCCAAACAACAACCCACTATGAAAATTCTAACACTAAGCATCAAGCAAAAGTATTTCGATGAGATACTCAGCGGCGAGAAAACGCACGAGTATCGCGAAATACGTCCCAACAACGGAAAACGCTACTTTCGCTACAAGCACGGCGGGAAGCTCTACACCCCGCAGGTGGATGATGACCAAATCCCTGACGATGACGCGCCAATAGAGCTTGTCCCCGTAGAATACGATGCAATCAAGTTCCTCACAGGGGCTTACAGCGGCAAGCGGCCGTGGATGCTCGTTGAGGTGAAGGACGCGCAGGTTGTCATCCTCACAGACGAAGATGATAACGACATCAAATACGAATGGGAGGACGGAAAGACCTACGTTGCCGCAGAGATGGACTACACGCTTGGCCGCGTGCTTGAGACATCTGACGATGTGGAGCAGCCCGCAAAATAAAAAACTTCTTCCTTCAAAAATATATGTTTAACCATTAAAATGAAAAAGCCGAGTCGGAGATAATACTCTTCAGAGACAAATCAACCGCACAAGCGGGCCGCGCCGCAATATGAACGGCGCAGGCGTAGGCGGTCGCTTAGTTGCCGCTCGTGGCAATCAGCGTGCGCAAGGCCGGACCACGCAGCTTGGAAACCGCAACCAGCGCTACCGCGACATTCGTGCCGCCTTTGGTCTGAGCACGGGATAAAAAAGATGAGAGCAACTCGCTTCATAGTGGAGCGGGTTGCTCTCGTTCTCTCGAATGGAACGATTAAGCCGATTTCATCGAAAGAGCCAAATTAATAAAGAAGGAAAGCCCCGCCGTGATATGACCCGCCTCGCCACAGCCACCGCCGCCATTGATGCCGTCCGTGCAAAGACAGACACGTGCATTGTGTTCTGCTCCCTCGGCAAGGACAGCCTCGTCACGCTCGATATGGTCTATCCCAAGTTTCGCCGCGTGGTGTGCGTCTTTATGTACTTCGTGCGCGGCTTGGAGCATATAGAGCGATGGGTGCGGTGGCTGAAGAGCCGCTATCCGCGTATAGAGTTCCTTGAAAAGCCGCACTGGAACTTGTCCTACATTCTGCGCGGCGGTCTCTACTGCGTCCCCAATCCCAATGTGAAGCTCATCAAGCTCCGCGACGTGATACAGTCCGTGCGTATAGAGACAGGCATTCACTACGTCTTTCTCGGTATGAAGAAAGCCGACAGCATGAACCGCCGCCTAATGCTCACAGGCTACGCGGCAAACCACTACGAGAACGGCGGGCTTTGTTATCCCCTCGCCGAGTGGACACAGCGCGACATCCTCTCCTATATGCGTCAGCACCGTATGCCAGAGCCTCTGCGCTATTCTCTGAAAGCGTCAAGCGGCACGGGCTTCAGCACCGACTGCTTCCTGTATCTCGAAGAGCATTTCCCGCAGGACTTGCAACGCATCTACGCGGCGTTCCCCTTTAGCCGCCGCATACTTTACGAATACCACAACAAACAAGAAAAATGTCAGACCTCAACAAATACTTTCAGCAAAGCCGCAGCGCGGAAATGATGCGCTCCGAGATACGGCTGTCGGACTACAACCCCCGCACTATCACCGATGAAGGCAGGAAGCAGCTCCGCCGCAGCATCAAGAAGTACGGCGTTGTGGGCGGCATCGTCATCAATGAGCAGACGGGCAACACCGTAGTGGGCGGTCATCAGAAAATCAAAGTTCTTGACGAACTCAACCACTACCCCGACCGCGAGGGCAGCGACTACCGCCTGCGGGTGGAAATCGTGAGCATTGACCCCAAGACGGAGAAGCAGCTCAACATTGTCCTCAACAACCCCAACGTTGGCGGGCAGTGGGACATCGACGCACTCGCCGCCATTGTCCCCGACATCGACTATCGCGACGCGGGACTGACCGAGGCTGACCTCAATATGATAGGTTGCGACTACCTCTTGAAAACGGAGCAGGAGAACAGCATCGCCGCCGACCTCTCCAACCTCGTGAAGCCCATCGCCGAGCAGCGCGAAGCCGAGAAAGCCGCCCGCGCCGCAGCGGGGCAGGACAGCGATGACACCACCGACGGCGAAAGCCTTGAAGTGGAGACAGAACCCACGTGGGACGAACGAGTGCAGGCGATGAAAGACCTCAAAGCCAGCGTAAAGGAGAAAGCACAGCAACAGGCCGAGGATATGGAAGCCTACGTTATGCTCTCGTTCGACACCTTCAAGGCCAAAGCCGCCTTTATGCAGCGTTTCGGCTACGACCCCTATATGAAAATCATCAAGGGAGAGGTGTTCGATGGACAAGTAGAACGTATTGAATAACCATTAAAACAAGGAGGACAAAACAGTCAGAAAGAGTAAGACATTGGCACAGCTGGACGCACAATATGAAAGGCTGGCAAGCAGTGAGTATGTGATGGGGCGAAACAGACTCAACAATGAAAGAAGAATACGCAATGCCTTTTTCCATGTGCGGGACAAAATGACAAGCACCTCGAAGGGTCTCGTAAAAGGCTAAGCACAAAAATGAATGGGCGAGGGCATATTGATGCACGGCTTAAAGACCGCACGTCCCAACAAAGCCTCTGCACGCATTAAGGCCGTCTTTGCAGCGCAGGAAAAAAGCGGTTATTACAGAACGCCGTCTTTCCGTATAGGAAGCGTTGGTGCGGACGTTAGCCGTTTTGCCGCCTCACACGGAATAAAGCTCGCAAGCCGCGACATCTACATCTCTCAAAAGTTCTTCGCTCATTCAAGGCGAGAGCAAAAAGGCACATTGAGGGTGTCGCAGAAAGATATATCAGACTTTCCCGCAAGAAAAAGGTATATGCACAAGTACTACGATGGAGAAATATTCGTTTATACGGATTACAAAATCAAGTTTATTGTGCATCCCAACTACAGGCTGAAACTCCCCAATGGAAAGAGGCGTGTGGTAAACCTAATAACAGCGGGCAAGGTGACGGACAAAAACGAGTTCAAGCAGAAAAAATATGAGCCAATCAAATAAAAAAACAAAAAGGGCTTGGACGGCGGTTTCGAGCCGCTCCTTATCGAGTGTTACCCCGACCCACCGTTCCCTGTCATCGTGGACTCTGCCCAAACCCCTTATATTCTATTCTATGCCGCAAAGATAAAAACAAAAACAGAAGCCGCAAAACTAAACGCACAGAATATGCCACGCAGACCAAAGTTCGACTACGACGGCGATGACTTCTACGATGAAGTCCTTGCCCTCGCCATGCAGGGGATGACCGATGCCGAGATAGCCGATGCCCTTGCCGACAAGCTGGGCGACAGCCTCTCGCCCGAACGCTTCAACTGTATGAAGAACGGCACGTATGAGGCGTGGACAGATGAGGAAAACAAGCGCAGGTCGGAAAGATTATGTAAAGTCTTAGCGCGTGGGCGGCGAAAGACGCTCGCCATCGTTCGCGGGGCGTACCTCAAAGCCGCTCTTGGCGGCAAAAAGATACACAGCAAAACTGTGGTACACCGCCGACTCCGCATAGATGGGCAGTACACCGATGATGAGGAAATACAGACCAGCGAGAGCGAACAAGAATTGCCCTACAACGTGCAAGCCCTCGCCACGTTCCTCTACCACCACGACCCCGAATGGCGCAAGATAGAGCGCAAGCTCGACACCGATGCTTCCGACATCCCCACCGACATTAGGCGCGGCGTGGACGTGGAGGCGTGGATAAGAAAGGAGGCGGAGGACGGCGATGATTAAGACGCACGGCGTATATCTGCCGCTCTACACCGACAGGACGCACCCCGTCATCCTCATCACGGGCGGACGCGGCAGCGGCAAGAGCTTCAGTGTGGGAGCGTTCATCGAGCGGCTTACGTTCGAGAAGAAACCTGCGGAAGACGGCGGCGGAGCGGCCAGCCTTGCCCACCAAATCCTCTACACCCGCTACACGATGGTCAGCGCGGCCATCAGCATCATACCAGAGTTCTTAGAGAAGATGGAGCTTGACGGCACGGAGCGTTTCTTCACCCACACGCGGCAGGACGTGGTGAACCTCATGACGGGCTCGCACATTATGTTTCGCGGCATAAAGACAAGCTCCGGCAACCAGACGGCAAAGCTCAAATCCATTCACGGCATCACCACCTTCGTAGTGGACGAGGCCGAGGAGTGGACTTCGGAGCGCGACTTCGAGACCATCTTCTACTCCATCCGTCAGAAGGGCATACAAAACCGCGTCATCATCATCATGAACCCCACGGACAGCTACCACTGGGTTTATCAGCGTTTCATCCGCGACACACACCGCATACAGCTCTTCGACGGCGTTCCCGTCCAAATAAGCACCCACCCGCAAGTTCTCCACATCCACACCACTTTTCTTGACAACGCCGCCCACCTCGGCGAAGAGTTTGTCAAGAGCGCACGCCTCACAAGGGAGCAAGACCCCGCAAAATACGCCCACCTCTTCATGGGGCAGTGGGCAGATGTGGCAGAGGGTGCGGTGTTCAAGGAAGTCTGCGAGGTAAAGACTTTCCCCGAATACGCTGCTCACCTCGGCATTGGTCTCGATTTTGGGTTTTCCGCCGACCCCTCTGCCGCCGTGCTTTGTGGCGTTTACGATGACTGCTTGTATATGAAAGAGCTGTTTTATCAGAAAGGGATGAAAGCCCGCGACATTGCCGAGTGTCTGCGCCCCTACGACCTCCCTGTTTACGCCGACAGTGCCGACCCGCGCCTTATTGACGACATACACCTTCAGGGCGTTAACGTATTGCCTGTAAGGAAGTACGCGGGCAGCATCCTTGCCGGCATCGACAAGATGAAGACGATGAAGCTCTTTGTCACCTCCGACAGCACCAACCTCCTGCACGAATTTCACAATTACGTTTGGGACAAAGACAAGGACGGGAGCTATATCAACCGCCCTGTTGACCGTGAAAATCACGCGGTCGATGCTGTTCGTTACTATACACTCTACCGCTTGCTCGGACATATCAATAAATAAAAACAAAACCACTATGGCAACTATAGCAGAAGTACTCGCCATTCCCGACATCGGCACGCGCATTGAGCAGCTTAAGCGTCAGCGCGGCATCTACGCCTTGCCCAACCGTTGGCAGAACTGGGCGGACTGGAATGAGCGCGAACACGAGATACTCAAAGACCGCACGAAATATCCCGACCAGAGCGTCATCGTGGAGAAGGGGCGTACCGTCATTAGCTCCGTCACGGGGAAGCCTGTCAAGACTGATGACAAGACAGAGCGCATCGAGGCCAACCGCATAGCCCTGCCTGTGGAGCAAGACCTCGTAAACATACATACCAGTTTCGCCGTGGGAACAGAGCCGCTATTGCATATCGCTGCCGAAGATAAGGAGAACCGCCTAATGCTTGCCGCCGTTCGTGCCACGCTTCGCAAAAATTTTTCCCACCACGTCAACAAGCGCATTGTCCGCTCGTGGCTCGCAGAGCAAGAGGTGGCAGAATATTGGTACATCGTCCCCGACAAGGGCAGCTTTTGGCGCAAGCTCTATCGTGCGGCGGCAAGTGTCTTTGGCTTCAGTCGCAAAGCAGAGCCGCAGAACCGCCTTAAATGCTCCGTGTGGTCGCCGTTTCGCGGTGATGACATCTACCCTTTTATGGAGAACGACCGTATGACGGCCTTTCTCCGTGGCTACAAGGTGAAGGATAGCAGCGATGCGGAGCAACAGTGCTATATGTGCATCACCGCCGAGAGCGTCTATACGTGGAAGCAGGTGGCTGGCGGATGGGCGGAAGAGCGTTTTTTGCACCACTTCGGCAAGCTCCCTGTCATCTATATGTGGCGGCCGCAACCGCTCTTTGCTCGCATTCGTCAGCTGCGCATCCGTCTCGAAAAGCTCCTCTCCGAGTATGCCGACTGCATAGACTATCATTTCTTCCCCTACATCCTCTTGCGCGGCGAGATAGACCGCTTTCAAGGCAAGGACCGCAACCATATCATTCAGATGATGGGCGACAACGCCTCGGCGCAATACCTCACGTGGAACCAAGTCCCCGACACTATAAAGTTCGAGGCAGAGACTCTTGTGGACATGATATACAGCCTCACGAACACGCCGCGCCTCTCGTTCAAAGACCTTAGCGGCACATCGCCCGTCAGCGGCGAGAGTTTCAAGTACCGCTTCATAGGGGCGACACTTGCCGCCGAAAACGAGTACGAGACCGTTGGGGAATATCTGCAACGCCGCGTCAATTTCCTCATCACGGCCATTGGACGCATCAACGTGGAGTTGTCCGAGGCCGCCGCTGTTGCCGATATAGAGGTTATCCCTCAACCCTACACCATCGATAGCATACAGCAAAGGGTCGCCACGGCGGTACAGGCCGTAAATGGCGGCGTGTGGTCGCGCCGTGAGGGCATCCTCTTCGCGGGCAACACCGAAAGGATAGAGGACGAGCTTTTCGAAATAGAGGAGCAAAAAAGCAGGGAAGCGGACAGCCAAAAAGAAAAAGAGGAAGAATAAAACGCTCCGCCAGGAAGGGAAACCATACAAAAAGCCCGGCGCCCAAAAAGCGAGTCGCCAAACTCACACTCCTTAAGAACGATATACGCATACCGCAGAGGCGCCGGGCCGTGTGTCCCATCTTCCCGCGATATGCGTAACTGTTCAATAAAAAAAGTGAGTTTGGCGACTGCAAATGTAGCCATGCCAACGGAAACGACAAAAAAACATGGCAAGAAATTCTGACGGACGGCGCAGAGAAAGCACCGTCATCCGCGACAACGCGGTACACGAGGCCTGCGACAGGCTTCACAGTGAGCTTGGCCCGCTCTACCGCGAGGTCAGCAAATCATTCATCTACAATCAGATAAGGGAGCGCACAGGGCTTTGCACAAAGACAATAGCCTACATCCTCAACCACACGCTTCCGAAACGCGGGAAATAAAATCCCTCCTTGCGGAAACAACCATTTTGCCACCAGCCACAATGCCGCCACCTTTGCCCCACGGTCAATTTTGGCCGCGACAATCTTAAAAAACACTATCACTATGGCGGAAGAAACATCAAAAGTCACCGAGAAGGTCTATTGCTACGACCACCCCTCGGCCTACAACGGCTCAAACAACGCGGCAACGGCGGCAATGTGCGCCGCAATGATGAACGGCAGACAGAACAACGACCCCATGGCCATGGCCGCGATGATGAACGGCATGGGAGGGCAGTGGAACAACCCCTTCATCTATCTTGTATGGATGATGTTCGCACGCAAGATGTGGGGCGACGACGACAGCAAGGTGCAGGACGCGGAAATACAGAACCAGCTCGCCGCAATGCGAAGCCAAATGCAGGACAACCAAAACAGCAACCTCCTCATGGACGCGATAAAGGGGAACAACACGGCCATCGGCCAGCTTGCCTCCAACCTTAATTGCGACTTCAACACACTCAACAGCTCCATCTGCTCCGTTCGCGGCGGCATTGACACGCTCGCGGGGCAGGTCGCCGCCTCCTCCGAAAGAGTGATTAACGCCGTGCAGAGCGGAGACGCGGCAGTCACCTCCGCGCTCCAAAACTGCTGCTGCCAGACACAGCAATCAATCTTGAAGATGGGCTACGAGAGCCAGCTTGCCAACTGCCAGCAGACAAACACCCTCCAAAACGGACAGCGCGACCTCGGACAGGCCATCACGCAAGGCTTCTCATCCACGGCCTACGAGACGCAGAAGCAGACGTGCGACATCATCAACGCGGGCAACGCCAACACGCAGCGCATCATCGACACGCTCAACTGCCACTGGCAGCAAGACCTCCAGCAACGCTACAACGACGCGC